ACCGCAGCCACGATCCATGAGACGACCAATCGCCCGGTGGTGATTGCGTACAGCGCCAGCAACTTGGTGCCCGTGACCGGCACCCTCAGAGAGATGTATGGCGCTACGCAGGAGCTAGTGGTCGTGGCCGATAACGATAAGTCAGGCGTAGGCCAGCGGTACGCCGAGCAGGCTTGCGCCAAGCATGGAGCGCGCATGGTTATGCCTCCAGAACCTGGCGATGCCAATGATTATGCACAAGCCGGGCACGATCTTGCGAGTCTTTTAGCCCCCGCCGCCGATGATTGGCTTGTCCGCGCCGATGACTTCTCAGCCCAACCCGCCCCCATCTCCTGGCTGATCAAGCGCTGGGTGCAGGACAACGCCCTAGTGATGGTCCACGGCCCTTCAGGCGGCGGCAAGACCTTCGTCGTTCTGGACTGGTGCCTTCGGATCGCCAGCGCCATCCCCGAGTGGTGCGGCAACAAGGTTCGCCCCGGCTCGGTTGTCTATCTGGCCGGCGAGGGCCACCACGGCCTGCGCGGCCGCATAGCCGCCTGGAAGCACCAGCACAAGCCCACCAGCATCAATATGTGGCTGTCCAAGCACGGATGCGACCTCAACACCCCCGCCGGCTACCTCAAGGTGGCCGAGCACATCCGCATGCTGCCCGAGACGCCCAAGGTGATCGTCGTTGATACCCTGCACCGATTCCTAGCCGGCGACGAAAACAGCGCCCAGGACGCCAAGACCATGCTGGACGCCTGCGGGAACCTCATGCAGGAGTTTGGCTGCTCGGTCATCCTCGTACACCACACCGGCGTATCCGAGGAGGCCCAGCACCGCGCTAGAGGCTCCAGCGCCTGGCGCGGAGCTTTGGATATTGAGATAAGCGTTGTCCCGGCAAGCGGTAATAGCCCCATGCAGTTAGTGCAGAGAAAGTCCAAAGACGCCGAGCTTGCCAAGACTGTATTTATTGAGTTGCAGCAGGTAACTATTCCCGGATGGTATGACGAAGATAATCAGGCGGTAACTAGCGCAATAGCTATTGAGGCGGCAGCGCCGGCAACACCATCGAAAAAGGATTCAAAGATAGAGGGCTTTAGAAAGGTCTGGGAAAATGCCTGGTGGACAAGCGGTGCAGAGGATTTGGGCGGTGCGCCGTATCTCACCAGGTCGGCGCTGAAGGACAAGCTGGCGGCTGACGGCAACGCAGAGCGCACCATCAGGAACATGATCAACCCCAGCTATACCGACAAGCTGATCGGCGCCATGCTGCAGGCCGGGATGATTGAGGCCACCGAGCACGGCTGGATCATGGTCGATGAGGGCCAGGCGAGCGCCATGATGATGAGGAAGAATGGGGTCTGAGGGCTTCATGGGATGCGCCAAGAATGTGTGAAATCGGGGCTTGGAATGGGCTTAATAGTTGAGTGCGATGCAGGGTCATTGTTGACCCTGAATGACCCTAGGGTCATGACCCTGGTCAGGGTCAAAGTTGCTCAAAAAAGCGGCAAAGTTGACCCTCCCTGACCCCCAACCCCTTAGGGTTGGGGTCATAGGGTCATGCCGCGTGTAGGGTCTTTGGGGTTGTAATAGTTGAGTTGAGTGAAGGGGAATTAGGATGGGAGTCTATGGGTTGGGAAGGCCGGCGAAGGCAGATGTGCGAGTCTTCCAGCGTAACCTTGATGAAGGCCAGCGAGCGATCCTCCTGGCGGCTGGTGGCGGCGATATGTCGGCGGGCTGGCTTGAGGTGCTTGATGCCTACCAACATCTGCATAGCCTTGGATATCGGCCCGGTATGGACTTGAGCAAGGCTATCCTAGTCCTACCCCTTGGCGATCAAGAAAACGCCTCAGAAGCCCGTTAAATGCGTTCTAGAGGCATTGGCGTAGCTTAGAACGCCGCCTGTTTCCTGAAAAGTTTCTGGTGCGTTAGTACCCCTGGAAAGCACCTCCCGCCCCTCTCTTTCCGTTTTTTCTCCCCGTTTTTTTTGCCGCGGCCAGGTTGTGCACAGGTTATCCACAGATTCTGGTCCGAGTTGTCCACAATCGGCCTGTGGACAGCGCGTTTTGTAATACTTCGGGGCCGAAAAAGTTAAACAAAATTTGACATAAAGGCTGTTGTATCTCTTAATTTTTGTCAGCTTCGTGTAAGACTCTAGCAAAATCAAACACTTACGAACCTTGTCCCCAGGTTATTCACAGTAACACTAAATGGTTGTGGATAACCTGTGGATAACTCGATAGGGGGGGGAGGGGGTCGCCAGGCGCGTGACAATTGTGGGTGCCCCCTCCCCTCAAAAAAAGCCGTTTTCGCCTTTTTCCTGGTGCCCTCTAGTGCGGCGGTGGAAAAAAACGTATAGTGCGCGGCCATGAGCATCACAATCACCCAGCGCAAGGTCGACGAGCTTATCCCGTATGTCCGCAACAGTCGGACGCACTCGGACGAGCAGGTAGCGCAGATAGCGGCCTCCATCAAGGAGTTCGGCTGGACCAATCCGATCTTGGTGGACGGGGAGGGGGTAATCATTGCCGGCCACGGCCGGCTAATGGCGGCTAGGAAACTAGGCTATAGCGAAGTCCCGACTATTGAGTTGCGCGATTTAACCGACGCTCAGAAGAAGGCGTATGTAATAGCGGATAACCGCCTGGCGTTAAATGCCGGCTGGGACAATGAGATGCTTACCCTGGAGTTAGGGGAGCTAGCCGCCGAGGGTTATAACCTTGACCTGTTGGGCTTTGACACCAAGGAGCTAGATGCGCTGCTAGAGCCGCAAGTGGTTGATGGTCTGGTGGATGAGGACGAGGTGCCCGAGGTCGGCCCCGAGCCGATTACTAAGCCTGGTGATGTGTGGGTGCTGGGCCGGCATCGGCTGATGTGTGGGGACTCGACGAGCATTGATGCGGTTGACAAGCTGATGCCAGAAACGGCCGACATGGTGTTTACCGATCCACCTTACTTGATGGATTTTACGGGCGGCATTCACGCAGATGGGTCGAAGTCTTTTAACGCAAAACACGGACGTATTGCTAACGACAAGATGAGCGAACAGGAGGGAGACGACTTCTTGGACGCCATCAACACAATTATTGCGTCTAAAGTTCGTGGTGCTTTTTATATTACTTTTTACCGACTTGGAATTGATCGCTACTACGCGTCGATGCGGCGGACGGGTCTTCAATGCCGCTCATTGATCATCTGGGACAAGGGGAACCACACTCTCAGCAATAGTGATTACATGAGCATGTACGAGCCAATGTTTTATGGGTGGGTAAAAGATCACACGTTCTATGGCGGCAACAATGGCATGGACATCTGGCGTGTTGAGCGCACCAAAAAGAATGAACTGCACCCAACTATGAAGCCGGTGGCCTTAGTTGAAAAGGCAATTACTGACGCAAGTAAAGCAAATGATGTGGTGCTTGATTTGTTTGGCGGCTCTGGCACGACGCTTATTGCGGCCGAAAAGAACGGGCGGGTGGCCCGCCTGATGGAGCTAGACCCAAAGTATTGCGACGTCATCGTCAAGCGCTGGGAGGAGTTCACCGGCAAAAAGGCTGTGCTGGAGGGCGCGGATGAACCTGCAGACGCTTGAACATACGCCCACGCCCGAGCAGCGTCGCCTGGTGGAGTCCACCAGCGGGGTGGGCCTGCCGTATAACGAGATTGCCGCCCTGGTGGGTATTGATGAGGCCACGCTGCTACAGCACTATGGCCGCGAGATAGAGCTAGGCCAGGCCAAGGCAAACGGGCAGATTGCCAAGGCGATCTACAACAAAGCGCTGGATGGAGATACAGCATCATTAAAGCTGTGGACTCAGACGCAGGAGAAGGTCAAGCGCAAGCGTGGCCGGCCCAAGGGTGCGGTAAAGACGCCGATGCACCGGCTGGCCGAGGGGTCGATTGTTCTGCCAAAGACGGAGAGTCAGCAGATCAAGGAGCTAAAGAGGCTGCTGCTAGAGAGCGCCGGAACGAACGTGGTGAGCAAGGCTATCGAAATTGCGATGAACGATGATCACCCGGCGCAGGCGGCGATGATTAAGCTGTGCATGGACAGGATGTTGCCGGTATCGCTATTTGAGAAGGAAAAGAACAACAGGAGCGCGGTGACAATCAATATCACAGGCATTGGCGAGGCGCCGACGATCATTGAGCCTACTGTCATAGACGAGAAGGACATAACGGATGTCTGATCTAAATTTCAGCCTCCTGCCCTGGCAGCAAGAGGTTTTCTCTGACGCGCATCGCTTCAAGGTGATTGCGGCGGGTCGCCGGTGTGGCAAGTCTCGCCTGGCGGCAACGACCCTGATCATTGAGGCCCTGAAGTGCCCGCCAGGATCGGCGGTGCTGTACGTCAGCCCCACAATGGGCCAGTCGCGCCAGATCATCTGGGACCTGCTGCTGGAGTTGGGGCGCGAAGTGATCTCGGGCAGTCATGTGAACAACCTGGACATCACGATGATCAACGGCGCGCGCATCTATGTGCGTGGGGCCGATAGGCCAGACACGCTGCGAGGCGTGAGCCTGACCTATGCGGTGCTTGACGAGGTGGCTGACATCAAGCCTGAAGCCTGGGAGCAGGTGATTCGGGCCAGTTTAAGCGATCGAAAAGGGCGCGCCATGTTCATCGGAACGCCAAAAGGTAGGAATTGGTTCTACGATTTGTGGAAATTAGGCCAAGATGATCAGGATAAGGACTGGAAAAGCTGGCACTTTACGACCAAAGACAACCCGCTGATCGATCCGAGCGAGATTGAGAGCGCAAAAAAGACCCTTTCCAGCTTCGCTTTCAAGCAGGAATACCTGGCGTCCTTCTCAAATGCTGGCTCGGACATCTTCAAAGAGGAGTGGATCCGTTATGGCGAGGAGCCACAGCATGGAAGTTGGTTCATTGCGGTGGATTTGGCGGGTTTCGAGGAGGTGGCCAAGCAAGCGGCGAACGCCAAGAAGCGCCTGGACGAGTCGGCCATCGCGGTGGTGAAGGTAACGGACGAGGGAAAGTGGTTCGTCAAGGAGATTGAGCACGGAAGATGGGATGTTCGGGAGACGGCGGCCAAGATTCTGATCAAGATTCGCGATTACCGCCCCTTAAGCGTAGGGATTGAGCGCGGATCGCTCAAAAACGCAGTTTTACCTTACTTGAGCGACCTGATGAGGAAGAACAACGTCTACGCCCACATCGTAGACCTGACGCATGGCAACCGAAAGAAGGCAGACCGCATCATTTGGGCCTTGCAGGGCCGCTTTGAGCATGGGAGAATCGTGCTCAATCAGGATGAGGAGTGGGACGACTTCACGGATCAGCTTCTCATGTTTCCGGCGCAAGGCGTCCATGACGACCTGCCGGATGCCCTATCATATATAGACCAGTTAGCGGTCACATCCTACTTCGAGGAAGAAGATCAGGATGACTGGCAACCGCTTGACGTCATTTCTGGCATTTAGTCAGACTGCGAAAGAGGTTGATATGGATTACTACGAGCCTACTGAGGGCGACAAAGAGCCGCTGGCCTTTGTGACGGATCATTGTGACCGCTGGAGGGACTGGCGCGACACGAACTTCCTGCCCGCGTACCTGGAGTATGAGCGAATCTTCCGGGGTCAGTGGGCAGCGGAAGACAAGATGCGCGAATCGGAGCGCTCAAAGCTAGTCACCCCCGCCACTCAGCAGGCCGTTGAGACTCGCCACGCGGAGATCATGGAAGCGATCTTCGGTCAGGGCGAGTTTTTTGATATTGAGGATGACATCAAGGACGTTAACGGCAACCCGCTTGACGTTGAGATGATCAAGGCTCAACTGATGGAGGACTTCAAGCAAGACAAGATCAAGAAGTCCATCGATCAGATTGAACTGATGGCCGAAATCTACGGCACGGGCATTGGCGAGATCATCGTCAAGACCGAGAAGGTGTTTGTGCCCGCCACGCAGCCGATTCCGGGCCAGATGGGCCAAGCGGCCATTGGTGTGGTGGAAAAGCCCCGAGTTGCGGTCAAAATCGTCCCGGTCAACCCCAAGAACTTCCTCTTCGACCCCAACGGCACGAGCATTGACGACTGCCTGGGCGTGGCGATTGAGAAGTACGTCTCCATCCACAAGATCGTCGAAGGCATGGAGCGCGGTATCTACCGCAAACTGCCGATCCAGCCCGCTGGCGAGGACACCGATCTGGAGCCGACGCAGGAGATCAGCCAGTACGAGAGCGACAAGGTGCGCCTGCTGACGTACTACGGGCTGGTGCCGCGTGAGTACTTGAAGGCGGCAGAGGATGAAGAAGTCGAAGACCTCTTTCCCGAGGACACGGCGCTAGATGAGTACAGCGATCTGGTGGAGGCCATCGTTGTAGTGGCAAACGAGGGGTTCCTGCTCAAGGCAGAAGAGAACCCCTACATGATGAAGGACCGCCCGGTCCTGGCATATCAGGATGACACGGTGCCTAATCGCCTCTTGGGCCGGGGCACGGTGGAAAAAGCCTACAACATGCAAAAGGCCATCGATGCCGAGGTGCGTAGCCACCTGGACTCGCTGGCCCTGACCACCGCCCCCATGATGGCGATGGATGCCACGCGCCTGCCGCGTGGTGCGAAGTTCGAAGTGCGCCCGGGTAAGGCGATCCTCACGAACGGTAACCCCAACGAGATTCTGTTTCCGTTCAAGTTCGGCAACACCGACGGCGCGAACTTGGCCACGGCCAAGGACTTTGAGCGCATGCTGCTGCAATCGACGGGTACGCTCGACAGCCAGGGCATGGTCAGTCAAGCGGCGCGTGATGCTGGCGGGATGTCGATGGCGGTAGCCACGATCATCAAGAAATACAAACGCACGCTGGTGAACTTTCAGGAAGACTTCCTGATCCCGTTCATCCAGAAGGCGGCGTTCCGTTACATGCAGTTTGACCCCGAGCGCTATCCGTCGGTGGACCTGAAGTTCATCCCGACGGCAACGCTGGGCATCATCGCCCGCGAGTACGAGCAGCAGCAGTTCATTGGGCTGTTGCAGACGCTTGGCCCCAACACCCCGGTGCTGCCGCTGCTCCTGAAGGGCATCCTGTCCAACAGCAGCCTCACTAACCGCTACGAACTCATCGGTGCGCTGGAGCAGATGGCCCAGCCCAACCCTGAGGCACAACAGTTGGAGATGGCTAAGCAGCAACTGGCCCTGCAAGCGGCTCAGGCTCAGATCGCGGTTAGCACCACCCAGGCCGAGCAGAATCGGGCAGAGGCTGCGAAGCTGCTGACCGAAGCGCAACTGATGCCGCAGGAAGTACAGGCTAAGGTGATTGCGTCCACGACGAAGAACCTGCCGGCTGGCCAGGAGGCCGACGAGTTCAACAAGCGCGTGAAGATCGCTGAACTCATGCTCAAGGAAGCGGACATCAAGAACAAGTCCAAGATCGTAGAGCTTCAGATGGCCGAAAAGCAAAACAGGGTTTCGGGCATGGAAGAAGACTTCTTGGAGGAGCTGTCCAAGGAGTTGAACAATGGACGTTGAAAGCCTTGCCAAGCAGCTAATCCTCAAGGGGATGACCGAGGAGCAGCAGAAAGCTGTTCTTCAGTCGATTAAGACCACGATGGCTCAAAGCCGCGAGTTGCAAAAGCAGCGCGTGGGTGAGCAGGCCCGTCTGGTCATTGAAGCCCTTAAACGCATTGAAGCGGACATCAAGTCCCGCTACGACGAGGTTGGCAACAAGATCGAAGCGCGGGTGGCCTCCATCAAGGATGGCCAGGACGGGCGCGATGGTGTGGATGGCAGGCCCGGCAAGGATGGACGCCCTGGTCGTGACGGGGCGATGGGCCCGCGTGGCCCTGCTGGCCGCGATGGCGTAGATGGCCGCGATGGTGAAGATGGCGTCTCGGTCACAGATGCACGCATTGACTTTGACGGCTCGCTGATCATCTCGCTATCCACCGGGCGCGAGATCAACGTGGGCGAGGTGGTAGCCCCCGATCTGGCTGAGAAGATCAAGGTCATCACCAACGGCGGTGGCACCAGTCAGTCGGTGCTGGATACTCTGGCCAGCCTGCAACAGCAGATCAACGATCTGATCCCAGATCAGACGGGCAATGCGGGCAAGTTCCTCACGACCGATGGAACGAACCTGTCTTGGGCTGATGTGGCGGGCGGCCTGGACTACCAGGGCACTTGGAATGCGGCCACAAACACCCCGACGCTCGCCTCCAGCGTGGGAACGAACGGCTACTACTATGTGGTATCGGTCGATGGCTCGACGAACCTGGACGGCATCACTGATTGGAAGGCTGGCGATTGGCTGATCTTCAACGGCACGACTTGGCAGAAGATCGACCAAAGCTGGGCTATTGCGGGGGCCAACGACAACATCACCTCCATGACTGGAATCACGGGCGGCATCTCTTCGCCTGACTTCATCCAGTTTGATACGGGGGCGACAGTTACCAATGCGGCAGGGCGTTTGTACTGGGATTCGAACCAGCAGACGCTCACTGTGGGCCTGAATGCCAACATCGCTGCTGATGTTGGGCAAACGCTGTACGCCTATGTGACCAATGACGAGGCGATCACGATCACCAAAGGCCAGCCGGTCTATATGTACGCGGCGCAGGGCGACAGGGTGTCGGTCAAACTGGCCTACAACACTAGCGATACCACTTCGGCCAAGACGCTTGGCGTCTGCGCGGAAAACATCGCTGCTGGTCAGGCGGGCATGGTGTTGTGTCAGGGCGTGCAAGATGGGCTGGATCTGTCTGCCTACTCTCCTGGCGACACCCTGTATCTGGGCGCGACTGCCGGTACGCTGACATCGACTAAACCCTATGCACCGAATCACTTGGTGTATGTCGGCGTGGTCGAGCGGGCCAACATGGGCAATGGCCGTCTGTACGTTCGCATCCAAAACGGCTACGAACTCAACGAGATACACGATGTCTCGGCCCAGTCACCCAGCAATGGCCAGACGCTTATCTATAGCGCTACGACGAGCTTGTGGGAAGCGGCTAACCTGACCGCTGGAACGGGCATCAGCGTTTCCAATGGCGCTGGCTCGATCACGGTGACCAATAGCGCACCTGATCAAACGGTGGCTCTGACGGGCGCTGGCACGACGAGCATCACGGGCACCTATCCCAACTTTACGATCACCTCCAATGATCAGTATGTGGGCACTGTCACGAGCGTCGGCGGTACGGGCACGGTCAACGGGATCACGCTCACGGGCACAGTCACTTCTTCTGGCAACCTGACACTGGGCGGCACGCTCTCTGGCGTTGATCTGACGACCCAAGTGACGGGCACACTGCCCATTGCCAACGGCGGTACGGGTCAAACCACTGCGAATGCTGCATTTAATGCACTTGCGCCTAGTCAGACTTCCCAATCTGGCAAGTACCTGACAACGGACGGCACGAACACCTCCTGGGCCACAGTCAACGCTGGGGCTTCGCTGTCTAATGACACCAGCACGGCCAGCAACCTCTACCCGCTGTTTGCTGCTGCCACTTCTGGCACACCCACGACGCTGTACACCAGCAACGCCCGATTGCTCTACAAACCTTCTACAGGTGAGTTGAGCGCCACTGTGCCTCGCGCGAGTAATGGCATTGTTGTGAACAGCCAGACGATCAGTGAGAACTACACCATCGCTTCTGGTGATAACGGCATGAGCGCTGGCCCGGTTAGCGTGGCCTCTGGTATCACGGTGACTATCTCTTCTGGCTCTGTCTGGACGGTTGTATGACCCTCGTACTTAACGGAACTACTGGCGTCTCTTCTGTTGATGGTTCGGCTTCCACGCCAGCCATTCAAGGAACGGACTCCAACACCGGCGTCTTCTTCCCCGCTGCGGACACTGTGGCGATTGCTACGGGGGGCACGGAGCGGGTGCGGGCTGATAGCTCGGGTAACGTGGGCATCGGGACGAGTTCGCCCAACAAATCCAGTTCTTCTACAGCGTTAACGGTAAATACAGGAA